GGTCTATTGAGGCGTGGTTATATATACGAGATCAACCACGTCTCAATTCCTCAAACATCAAACGCACTCACCGCATTCTCATGGCAGGTAAAATGGCACTTGCCATGCCACGCCTTGACCCTCTTCTCGCTGAGAAGAAATATCTCGGACACTACAGGGATATTCCTATCTATATAGGCAATCGCCAAGGAACCCCTCATTGGTTATTAGAAGGCTCTGTACGTCATTGGGCCTACCAAGCCAATCTTCCAATGCTTGCTGAGCAGATAAAAGAACACCACATTGCTTACGAGAACATTCACCCCTTCGTTGACGGGAACGGACGAACAGGTAGGATATTCCTAAACTGGCAACGTCTCCACAATAAACTCCCTATCCTTGTCATACCTGAAAACACAAAACGCACCGACTATTACGAGTGGTTTCGGCAACAAGCGTGGAAGCCCCCCGTCAGCGTATGGCAATAACCAAAGCGTAGCTTGAAGTGACTTTGCCCGCAATCCCACCTCTTTTAAGGGTGGGTCAAGGGCAAACTTGACAAGCGAAATTAGAAAGACTACTCTTACATTGAGGCTGGGACGCAGCCTTCAGGAGTAAAATCATGCAACAGCGTAGTTTTCCTGAGAAGCCCATCGGCTTTAGCCGTGGGAGTGTCACTCTAGATATAATGCTATGGTCTACTCATAGAATGTTGTATCATACATGTACTCGGATTAAAGGACATTGAGCCGAGCCTAAACAAACTTGCTCTGAGCGGTGTGCAATAGCACGAGCGATGAAGAGTGAGAACCCCCTGGCTTTAGCCGTGGGAGTATGTCAGCGTATGGCAATAACCAAAGCGTAGCTTGAATTGAAGAGGAGCAAAGAGTTGATGTTTCATGCAAAGAATTCACTAACTACACTGTCTAATTATGAGGTGGATACAGTTCAGACACCCCCCCTTCCAGACTCAATTGTTGTTAACCCCACAGCTCAACTAGAACTTGTTGCTAAGACATACGCTCCTGCGGTTTCTCTCCCTGATAAAGTTAGAGAGAGCCTTTCTTCCGAAGACATGGAACGCTCAGTTTTTGGAGTAACAACGCTTCTTTTCAAGACCGATGATAACCAGTTTATTAGACACGAGCTTCTCGGTTCAGACGAAGGTCGGACGGAAGACCTCTGTGCCAAAGTAGCACTATTCGGCCCCCAATATGTGACGCACAATGGAGAAACGTATGTCATCGCAAGACTTATGGCAGAAAGTCCCCAGCCCCAGCAAAGAGTTTCCTGACGGGAAGGATCTCCTGCCACTTGAATATGAGGCAGTGAGGCAAAGGGTCCATAAGGGTGTCCCAATTCTCTCGGGTCACTGGCAAGAAGAATGCTATGAGGAAAAGGTTTTTAAATACAACCAACTCTGTCGACAGATGCTTGAGTATGAGTTAGAGAATGGTCTTCTACCTATATGATGTTAGACAAAAAAGCACTATTGGAAGCTGGCGATTTCATACCTCTCGATGATGCAAAAGAATTTAAATCCAAGCACAAGGGACGGTATATTGCGTCAAAAGCAACCAAGGTTGTTGCTACTTTCCACAAAGATAAAATAGATAAACTTGCCCTCGAAACCCTCAGAAAAGAAAAAGGATTGGAAGAGATCACCCACCATAAGGTTGATATGTGGCTCAGTGAGTACATGAGAAATGGAGGCAATGGGACAAGAGCAGCTATGGCTGTCTTTGATATTGAAAGCAGGACAGCTGCATCGAGCCTCTCCTCTAAACTAATAAGGGAAGTCCCAAATTTTTACGGTGACTACCTTGCTGAGAACGGGTTCGGACTGCAAAAGCTCATGCAAATAGCTATGGATAAGGCTGATATTGATGATGACCCACGATGGTGGGACCGCCTAATGAAACTAACTGGTCATATGGACATCTTCATGAAAGAAAAGCCCAAAGAAGCCACAAACGTTGTGAACATCATTGCTGCTGAGCAAGGTATTTTGGCACGTTATAAAGTAAATGACGCTTTGGAAGGCGAGTATTCAGAAAAAGAGGAGAAGCGTGATTAGCACAAGAGATGACAATGGACGCTCTCTCCCCTTGTTGTACCACGAGTTGTATGGGGTGTTTCAGCAAGAGGAGCTAGATGCTGGGCTTGAGACGATCAAGGATTACGATGGTTGGTTCTTTGAGATCGGTGGGGGTGAAGGCTGTGATTTTGGAGACATGAGGGTTGTTGGCTTCTCCCAAGAAGGAGAGGTCTGGAAATATGTAGTTCCTGAGGCCGCACTCAAAGAGAACCCAATACGGATCAAATTGAAGGTAGTAGGTTTCACAGATGAGGCCGCAGAGATGCGGAATTGGCAAGCGGTATGAAAGTTAATGGTGTTGAAGTAGCCTCCGATTTCTATATCAAATTCATCGAAGACAACTTCTCTATCTTGGACAAAGATACTCAACAACCCGTTCCCTACAGATTAAATAGTATACAAAAAGAGTATGCGAGATTCCTTATTGACGAGTACACAGACATGGAGGGAATCCGTGAGATCGTGCTTAAAGCACGTCAACAAGGTATGTCGTCCTTTATTCTCGCTTTGTTCACCGTTGATTTCATTTGTGTACCGTTCTCGAAATCACTCTGTATCTCGCACTCTAAAGACTCTTCTGAGCGGTTGTTCAAGAAGGTTAAGTTCTACATTGAGTCGTACTGCCAGAAGAACGGATTGCCAGCCAAGAACTATCTGGAAACAGAGACAAAGGGGCTTATCTCTTCGAAGGTTAACAAGGCTGAGTTCTATATCGCAACAGCGGGTTCGGCGGTTGGTGTCCGAGGTGACTCTGCCCGAAACATCCTCTTCTCTGAGGCGGCTTTCTATCAGGATACAGACATTATCACAGCAGAAGAAACAGTTGTCGGATCAAGCCAGCAAGTCCCTCTTGGTTTTGGGAAGCTCTTCATTGAGTCAACAGCAAATGGTATCGGCAACTTCTACCAGCGTGAGTGGGAACGCTCCGAGCGTGGAGAATCAATGTGGAAGCCCCGCTTTTTCGCTGCCAATAAGTTTTACTCCCCAGAATGGCTTGAACAGAAGCGACGAGAGCTTCCTAATGAAAAGAAGTTCCGCCAAGAGTACCCCAACACACCAGATGAGGCGTTTATCTCAACAGGTGAACCTTTCTTTGACAACCAACTCTTAAAGGCAATGTTAGATTCCAACCAGAAGCCGATAGCGGCGGGGAGACTTTCTCCGAGTGGTGAATGGGCTAATTCTGAGAGTGAACACTCTTCCTTGCGTGTGTACCGTGACATCGAACCCAATGAACAACTGGTTGTTTTTGGAGATCCAGCTGATTCGCAGGACTACTGTGCTGCTGTGGCTATCTCTAAGAAGTATTACGACTGCCCTATTATTTTCAACGAGGTAATGGAGTCGTCGCAGTTTGGTTATGAACTTAACGCAATGTGTAAATACATTTTTAACAAAACTAACATCTGGCCCAAGCTTGCGGTAGAACGCAATACTGGTCAAGCTACTATCTATGTTCTCAAGCTGTTGAACTACCCTGACCTTTTCCGCATGATCGACTTTTCCGCCACCTCTAATACAGAGAGTGGTTCTATTGGTTGGCAGACAACGGGGCATCTTTCTGGTGGGGAATTGCAAGGAACAAGACGTAAGATGTTGGATGACTTAGCTCTTTCAATCAAACAAGGTATGGTTAAGATTAGTGACGATCAGCAACTCAGACAAATGATGAGTTTTATGATTGTTAAAGGTCGTGCTCAGGCTAAGGCGAACAAGAAAGATGATCTTGTCATGGCCTGCCTAACGGAAGATACAGAGGTTTTAACAGAGACTGGCTGGCAGTTGATTACTGATGTTGAGGTTGGAGAAAGAGTCCCATCCCTTAACCTAGCGACAAACAAGGTTGAATTGGCAACGAACACAGAAACTGTTAATAATCCCTACCGTGGTAAAATGATTCATTTCAAGGGACGTTCTTCGGACTTCTTAGTCACACCCAATCATAGGATGGTTGTGCATAAGAGTAGGGGGGGAAACCAATATACGGGTGCTTTGATTGAGAGGGCGGATGCACTACTTGGTAAGCATTTTAGGCTGCATAAGGATGGACAATGGGGTGGAACAGAAAAAGAAAAATGGACAATACCTGCCTACACGCCGAATGAGTCCCACGCTCAACGTAACAGAGTTGTGTTTGATACCAATGATTTTTTGTCTCTACTTGGATTGTACATATCCGAAGGCAGTGGTGTTAATGAGAAATTCATAATTAGTCAAACCCCGAAGGGTAACACAAATAAAATGATTCCCGAGCTTTTGACAAAGATGGGCATCAGTTATACTCTCTATGAAAATGATTTCACCGTTAACAGCCCCCAACTGGCTCGATATATAAAATCATTGATTCATGGTATTGCACATGAAAAAAGAATCCCAAGGGAGATATTAAACCTACACCCTCAACACTTAAAATTTCTTTACGAGGGGCTGATGGCTGGAGATGGTTCGGCTACTGGACGTTACACAACTAGTAGCCACGGCCTTCGAGATGATTTTTTGGAACTAATTAATCGGCTTGGGTGGAGTGCAACATGGAATGCTATACCAGAGAGGCTCGGGGGGGGAGTCGGGAATAGACAAGTCGGGATGTGTAGAGAATATTTCGTTATTTCTATTATTAAAAATCACTTACGCCCTCGTCTCAATCACCACAATAAAACTGATATTACAGAAGTTGATTATGAGGGGAGGCAGGTATGCTTATCACTAGATCGAAATAACGTCATGCTTGTGCGTCGCAACAGAACTATGATGTGGACTGGCAATACTGCTGGTGCGTGGCAGGTTCAAATGGTTACTCCTTCTGTTGAGTGGGGCGACTACGATGAGGACGCAAGTGCTAAACGTCGAGAAAAATGGAGGTTCAAATAATGGATTTAACAGCAGACTTTAATGAGTACAAAACACAAACAGACACCAATGAGGCAATCTTGTTAGATATTATGAAAAGTATTCGTCCTGATGTCTACCAACTCCTGACGGAACTTAATAGAACAAAGGTTCAACCAATTATCCTAACTAAGATATTGCGTCACCTAGACGATATTGGGTCAGGACTTCAGTACGGAGAAGTTAAGGTACAAATAGAAAAGGGGCAAGTTACCTTTATCAGAGGTGAAGCATCGGACAGAGTGTACCTTCCTTTGGTGGAAGATTGAAACCCATAGTGTTTTTTGACAAGAATGTCGGTCGTGTGCTAGTGTTAATTAGACAAAGGTATATTAGCTGAACAACGGCGTTTACCGCACAATAATAGGTATTAAATAACAGCGAGTTATTCACCTTTTAGTGCGGTTTTTTTGTGATTTTAGATGGCCAAAACACCAGTATCAACAACAGAGACACAATCCTACCCTGGCTCACAAGAGGAGTCTCAGGTGTTTAACGAAGTTAAAAGACACTCAGACCTCGGTTTCAATGAGACTGATAATCGTACAACTGGTAGTGGTCGCATTGGCTCTATCTCTTTCAACGAAGCGGATGAGCTGTTCCGTTCGTGGATCGACGAAGCCAATTGGCCCTATGATGCTCTCCTTTTCGATCCTCGTGTTTTCACCTTTATAACAGAAAAGACATCCCGACTTATCTCCTCAAAGCCTAAAGGCAGGCTAACTCCTCGTGAAGGATCTGACGTTCTTTCATCAAAGATTGTCAACGCTTTGCTTGATTACCAGTGGGATATGGCTAACCACGGTGGCTCTATGATCACTAAGTATGCCATGCTTGATATGAACGCTCGTAAGTATGGGGCTGCATTTGCTCTTGCTAAGTGGAGATATGAAGTTGATAAAAAAGGTAAGGTTGTTTTTGATGGTCCAGATATGACCGTTATCAATAATCGAGACTTCGCCCATGACCTTGCAGCCAACGCTATTGAGAACTGTAACTGGGTCCAAGTGCGATCCTACTCCACAATATATGAGCTCCAGTGTGTGAACGACGCTTCTCGTGGCAAGCCTGTCTATAAGAATCTTAACAGACTAAAATCAGCCATAAGTGATGGATCCCCCAATAGTGGTGGAGATCGTAGCTCAACTAACTGGATGTCACGAAACCGTAAAATATCACGCCTAGAGACTGATCCTATCGGCAAAGATGAAGCGTTCCCTGTTGTTGAGATAGTGACTGAATACCGCCGTGATCGTTGGATTACGTTCGCCCCTAAACATGGGATTATCCTTCGAGACATTGCCAACCCTTACGACAACAATGAAATACCCGTGTCTATGCTTCGCTACTACGCAATCGATGATGACCTCTATGGACTGTCAGAAATTGAGCCAGTTAAAGGTCTACAGAAGGCTATAAACGCTCTTGTATCTCAATATGTAGACGAGATCAACCAAAACCTCTATTCCCCTATCGCTATCGGCCCTGGGGTGCGACAACATACACTAGAGTGGGGCAAGGGTGCTCGATGGGTAATGAATAACCCTATGACAGATTTCCGTATTGTTGAAGGAAAATCTAACGCAGCTGCCTATTTCCAACAGACATATTCTGTACTTGTTGCCTCCATGATGAATGCTCTCGGAGAAAGTTCTCTTGGTATTTCAAACATCCAACCAATGCAGAATGATAAGACAGCAACAGAAGTCAAAGCTCTCACGCTTCAAAGGAACGCTCGTGATAACTATAACCAGATCTTCCTCGGAGAAATGATCAAGCGACAATACATGCTCTGGCACACAATGAACCAAAAAATGCTTTTTACAGATAAGAAATCTATCCCATATATCATCAGAATTGTTGGTGCTGGTTCAGTTGAATCATTCAAGGAATCGCAACTCCACGAACAAGAACTGGAAGATACTGCCGTTCAAGCAATGATCGAAATGAAGACAACAAACTATAACGATTTCCTTACCCCTAAATACCCTGTTAAGGTCGACGGCAAGTACAAGACAAAACTTGAGATGGAACAGAATGGTAAGTCAGGTCTTATTTATGTTGAGCCAGACGATATTGGTGGCATGTTCGACTTCTCTATTGATGTTGAGTCCATGTCTTCGAACGCAGATGACATGCGTCGAGATGGTCGTTCTCAAGCCCTACAACTCCTCGTTTCTAATCCAAATGTAATGGCTATGTTGCAACAAGATGGGGTCAAGCCTAAGTTTAAAGATTTGTTTGTCAGCTGGCTTGAGGATTTGGGATTCCAAGATGCTGAAAGATTCTTTGAAGCGGGTGGTCAAATGCCTCCTCAAGGTGGAGAACCTCCTCAGGGTGGTCCAGGGCCAGACACTGGTGCGATGCCACCAATGGATCAGATGCTTCCTGCTAACCAAGGAGTTGTTAACCCACAGATTGCATCGAACCAACCTATCAACCAAACACTAGGAAGACCCAATGCAAGAGCCTTAACAGAAATGCTAACAGGAGGACTAGATGGCATATAACGAAACTGAAATCAAACTGCGTTTGAATGAAGAAGAAGAGTCGGAACTTGCGGAAGGGTTGTCTCTTGACGAGATGACTAAGACGGCAGGGTTCCAGATCCTTCGTAAGTGGCTAGAGAATAGAGTACGGACTCACGCTGATCCACGAGAGTGTGCATCAGAAACAGAGTGGAAGTTCAAAGAGTTGAATGCTTTTTGGTCAGGGATGATTGCTCAAGAATTGCTTGACAACATCTTACAGTCTGTAAGTCGTGCTGAGTACCTAGACAAAGTTAAAAAAGGTGAGGTCGCACGAGGAAAGATGCGTATCTAATGAGTGAACAAGAAGTACAACGAATAGTAATGGGAAAAGGACAGCAGGAATTACCTCCCCTTCCTTCCAATAGCAACAGTTTTTGGAAAGATGGGCAGGTCGTTTCTCAAGAGGTTCAACCTTTTAGGGATTGTGACCACTATTTCATCAGTAAGCCAGATGCAATAGAATGTAAGATTTGTCATCTTGGCTTACCTGGTCTAAAAGCCCAGGACGGAAAGCTTCTCAAATTGAGAAGATAGCCCGATAAGACATTAAGCGTAACGAGTTTTCAAACTTCAACCAACAGGGAGGTGCCCAAGCCCTGCACTATAGTGGTGCGAATCGAGCATGTGAAGGGAGGTGAAGATAGATGGAAACATTTAACGACTTAAACGTTCAGACACCAGGAACGGCTTCAGTGGCACCTGCACCAGCAGTCCAAGAACAGCCAGCTCCAACCAGCGATAGAACAGCGAACGAATTTGCGAAGCTCCTTGATAGCAATAAGCGTCTAGCAGAACAGAACGATGTGTATAGGAAGAGCATAGATCTTTTGAACAGCCAACCAGTTGCTCCAAAAGTTCAATCAACTGCTCCAACATCAACAGGTTTTAATGTCAACGATTTCGTTGATACAGACTCTAGTGGTGAAAAAGTTTTGAACGAGCAGAGGCTCGCTGCGTACTACGGAGATCTTTCTCATAAAGCATCAAAAGTCGATACGCTAGAAACGCAATTAAACACTTTTGTTAAAACTCAAAACGATCAACAAAGATTGAGAGAGACTAACGAGGCAGTAGAGGCATTCCCAGAACTAGACCCCAAGGCATCAGGCTTTGATGTAGAGTTTTTGAGAGATGTTCGTGCCCGCATTACTGACTCAATGATCAATCCTACTGACTATAACTTGCCAGCAGGACAGAGACTTGAGTACAAACAAGCAGCAGGATTTGTCAAACAACAGTATGCAAGATTTGGTGTCGCAACAGCACAGAAAGCAACAGAACAACAAGAGGCTGAAGCCCAGCAGGTAGCACAAGCAGCAAAAATGCAAGCATCTGCTCCAACTCCTACAAGTTCAACGCCAGTGAATGCTTACACAGCAAACTCTGATTCAGAACTTAACGATCTTCGTATGCAGACACGTAGAGGAAGTGACCACGCTTTAGCACAAAGATTATTACACACGGAACACCTCATGCCCAAAGATGGGGCGGGAAGACAAGGTTCCTCATTTTAGTTCAGCTCCCTAGACCCTGAACTAAAAATTAAAAATTAGGTCAGGGTCTTTAAGAAGGAGGTGAATAAATATATGGCTTTTGGTTTACAAACTTATCAAGATAGTGCTCGTCGTGAAGACTTGCTCGATGTTATTGGTGACGTGTCTCCTGACGAGACACCGTTGTTAACTCTTTTTGGTACTTCAACAGTATCAAACACGTTACACGAATGGTTAAAGTACAACATTTCCCGTCCAACAACAGTTTCTGCTGTTGCTGAAGGTGCTAATGCTGTTTTCTCGGATCTAGCCCAACCAACTCGTTCAAACAACATCACTCAGATCATCACATTCCCTGTTGGAGTTACTCGCACAGAGCGACGTGTAAACGTTGCTGCTATGGGCGATCCTTACGCTTTTCAGAAAGCTGACGGTTTACGTCAGCAAAAGATGCGTATGGAGTTTGCGGTTTTGAACGCTGTTAGAGCTTCAGGTTCTTCAGGTGTCGCTCGACAAATGAATGGCGTTGACGCATTCATAACATCTGTTGTTACTGCAAGATCATCGGGTACATCATTCTCAGAAACTGAGCTCAATGATATGGCTGCTGATGCGTGGAGAGCTGTCCGACAGGACAAGGTATTCGAC